TATGGTATTGCACCTAAACTAGGATTAGGAAATATGTGGGCTAATGTAAGTCCAACGTACTCTTATAATAAAACACATACACATCCTAACTCATTATGGTCAGGTGTGTACTATATAAAAGTTCCTAAGAACTCTGGTAAATTATTTTTAGAAGATCCTAGACCAGGACCTAATACATATATGCCAAGACGTACAGACAATCTTCCTGAACAATTGTGGAGAGTATGTGCTTATGAAGCTATTGAAGGTAGAATGATTTTCTTTCCATCATGGCAACCACATGGTGTAGATATAAATATGAACACAGAAAAAGGTGAAAAGAATTGGCGTATATCAGTGTCTTATAATTTTATACAAAAATGAGTTTTAAAAAAAATAAATACCAAGTTATTAAAAGTGCTATATCAAAAGAACTAGCAGATATAGTTTATACTTATTTACAAATATCAGCAGAAGCAGACCATTGGATGTTAGAAAACTATGTTACGCATTCAGGTAATTGGTTAGTTGGAAACTTTCACGATAAACAAGTACCAGGATCCTATGCAAAGTATGCAGACCGATTAATGGAAACATTACTTGTTAAAACAATACCTGTAATGAAAGCTAAAACAAATTTAGATTTAATACCTACCTATTCTTACACAAGATTATATAGAACAGGTAATATATTGAACAGACATAAAGATAGACCTAGCTGTGAGATATCAACTACTTTATGTTTAGGTGGTGATCCATGGCCTATATTTATAGATCCTACGGGGTCTAACAACGTCATAGACGAGCATAAAGGAGTTATGAAACCTGATGCTCCTAAAGGAAATAGAGTTGACTTAAAGCCAGGAGATATGCTTATATACTCAGGCTGCGAACTAGAACATTGGAGAGAACCTTTCCAAGGCAAGTTATGCGGACAAGTGTTCTTACACTACAATCATGCAAATGGACCCTTTGCAAAGTCCAATTTGTATGATAAAAGACCTATGTTAGGTATACCTAAAACTCGTTGATTCACAACGCACTTTAATATAATCTGAGAGACATATGTTACAAAAAGTTAAATTTGCACCTGGATTCAATAAACAAGTTACTGCTACTGGTGGCGAGAGCCAATGGGTTACAGGAGACAATGTTAGGTTTAGATATGAAACACCAGAGAAGATAGGTGGTTGGGCTCAATTAGGCTCAGTTGATATTACAGGTCGTAACACAGCTATTCATCATTTTATCAATACATCAGGTATCAAGTATGCTGTACTTGGAACAAACAGAATTTTATACGCTTATTCAGGTGGTATCTTTTATGATATACACCCACTTAAATCTACAACAACATTAACAAGTACTTTCTCTACAACTAATGGATCTGCAGTTGTAACAATAACTTTTGCATCAGCACACAATATAAATAAGTTTGATATTATCCAATTAGATAATTTTACAGCTATTACAAACTCTAATTTTAACTCTGCTAATTTTGACGATAACAAATTTATGGTAACCACAGTGCCAACAGACACAACAATAACTATTGATGTTGGATCAAACGAATCAGGTAGTGGTGCAACTACTTCAGGTGGTATTAGAGTTAAACACTATTTTTCAGTAGGTCCAGCAGCAGAGGTTGCATCGACAGGTTGGGGATTAGGACCTTGGAGTGGTTTTAAAACTGGAGAATTTACTTCAACATTATCATCAGGTATTAACGCTTCAGTCACAAGTTTAACGATGGCAAGTTCAACTTCTTTTGGATCATCAGGAACGGTATTAGTTGACAGTGAACTTATTACTTACACTGGAAATAGTGGTGGCACATTATCAGGATTAACAAGAGGAGCTTTAGGAACTACAGCAGCTGTTCACTCATCAGGAGCAACTGTAAACGATGCATCTAATTTCTTTGCATGGAATGCTGCAGCATCAGGAGATGTTGTAACAGCACCAGGACTATGGTCACTAGATAATTTTGGTAATAAACTTGTTGCAACTATTAATGGTGGTGAAAGTTTTGAATGGGATTCTAATCCTACATCAGCTAACATTACAAGAGCAACTATTATTTCAGGTGCACCAACAGCTTCTGCATTTAGTTTAGTATCTACACCAGATCGACACTTAATATTTTTTGGTACAGAAACAACCATTGGAACTAAATCAACACAAGATCCTATGTTTATAAGATTCTCTTCTCAAGAAGATATTAATACTTATACACCAACAGCAACAAACACAGCAGGTACACAGAGACTTGCAGATGGATCAAAGATTGTTGGATCTATAAGAGGTCGAGACTCAATTTACATTTGGACTGATACAGCTTTATTTGTAATGAGATTTGTTGGTCCACCATTTACATTCTCATTCCAACAAGTAGGTACAAACTGTGGATTGATTGGACAAAACGCAGCAGTAGAGGTTGATGGTACAGCTTACTGGATGTCAGAAAATGGTTTCTTTAGATACACAGGTAAACTAGAATCATTACGATGTTTGGTTGAAGACCATGTTTATGACGATATTAACACAACTCCAAAACAACACATCAATGCAGGATTAAATAATTTGTTTGGCGAAGTGATGTGGTTCTATCCTAACTCAGGATCAGGAACAGTCAATAGAGTTGTAACTTATAATTATTTAGACTCAACTCCAGATAGACCCGTATGGACTACAGGAACATTAGCTAGAACAGCTTGGCGAGACTCTGCTGTATTTGGCAAACCTCATGCAACAGAATATGATGATGACGGTGAAACGGCTACAACAGATACTAATTATGTTTATGGTAACACAGACGGTACATCTACATACTTTGAACATGAGACAGGATTAAATCAAGTTAAAGAAGGTCAGACAACATCTATTGCAGCTAATATAGAATCAGGAGACTTTGATATAGGTCAACAAGGGTTGAATGGTGATGGTGAGTTTATGATGAAAATAAGAAGAGTAGTACCAGACTTTTTATCTCAAACAGGAGATGCTGTGGTAACTTTAAATCTAAGAGACTTTCCAAATGATACACAAGCTAGTTCTACATTAGGGCCCTTTACGATTACAAGTGGTACACAGAAAATTGATACACGTGCCAGAGCAAGGTCTATATCTTTAAAGATAGCTAATACAAGTACAAGTCAATTTTGGAAACTAGGCACATTTAGAATAGACTATCAACCAGATGGAAGAAGATAATGGCTAGAATTGTACAATCCTTAACACAACCCAATAGAGAATATGATCAACAAGTACAACAATCATTTGTTAGAGATGTTGATAGTGTGGTACAAAAACTTAACACAACGTTTCAACAAGATGTAAAAGATGAAGTTGAAGCATTTAATTTTTTCTTAGCATAATGGCAAATTCTTTTGTAAATAAAAAAGTAGATTTAACTACAACAAATGCTACAATATTGTATACTGTACCCACAGCTACAACAGGTGTAATTAAATCTATATTAGTGTCTGAAGATTCAGGTAATGCTGACACAATAACGGTCACTATTACTGACACAAGTGATGCTGTATTTAGCTTATTTAAGACTAAGACTATATCAGCAAACGCAACAACAGAACTATTAACAGCACCTCTAGTATTAGAGGAAAGTGAAGTATTAAAAGTTACAGCAGCAACCGCAAATAGACTACACGTGGTGCTTTCTGCTCTACAAATTAAACCTAGAGATACTGTAACATAGTCTTGATTTACTAGGAGAAAACTAGTACATTGGTAAACTCAGGTGAAATTCCTGCCTTAAAAATTTAATTAATATATTATATGATAACAAGATCTCAAATTAGAAGACAATTACGTAGCCAAGGTGGCATCATGAATGTTGTAGGAAGACAGAAATACGGACTAGGTAGTTTCGTAAGAAAAGCTTTCGGCAAAGCTAAAGACGTAGTTTCAGATGTAGTAAAAAGTCCAATAGGTAAAGCTGCAATAATAGGAGCAGGTGCTTTTGGAATTCCTGGAACTTCTTTTGGAGGTCTTTTTGGTGGTATAGGTCCTAAGATAGGTGGAGGTAGTATAAGTTCTTTTTTTGGTAAAGGAAAATTTAACCCATTGTCAGCTTTAGGAAAAGAAAATATGATTGGAGAAACTACAAAATTAAGTGGTCTTGGAAAAATATTAGGTAAAGTTGGATTAACAGATGCAGAAACTGGTGGTTTATCTGGTATAGGTAAACTTTTAGGAGCTGGTGGATTACTTGGATACTTCACATCAAAAGGTATAGCACCCGAAGAAGCAAAACAATTAGAACAAGATGTCTACAGAGGTAAAGGCGCTGGACTAGATATGATTAAAGCAGATATTCAAAAATACAAATCAGGCGAGTCTAGTGAATCTGAATTATTTGCTAAAGGATATAACTTCTTACCACAGAAAAAATTTATTAGACAAGGTAGTGCTGATGGTGGAAGAATAGGATTACAAAGCGGGGGTGTTAGTATGTCTAATACTCGTGCACAA